TGGATAAAGAGCGCGACATTGCGCACCGCCTGGCGCGTCACGCCGACGTCTTTGGCGATGTCGGCAAAACTCGACCCATGAATGGAGAGCTGATAGAGCAGCCAGGAGGCACGATGCTTCGGACTGGTAGGCATTTCCATAGTTGTCATGTATACTTACCGTTAAGCAGCGCACTGTGTTCTATAGAGGCGATATGGGTCACACATTACGATTGTCATGAACATAATACTTCGCACAAAAGTTCGGCGTCAAGCGTAAAAGACACCAGCGAGTGAAAAAAACGCGTGCCTCTGGGGTACAGGTGCGTATATGCACGTGCCTAAGCAAGGGAGAATCTGCCCCATGGCCGCAAGTACTGCAGTGGAACAATCATTTGCTGAACGGGTGAAGTATCTTGCCGAAAAGTTCGAGTCTGTCACAGCGTTCAGTCGAAAAGTTGGCGTGAGTGATAGCACGGTGCGGAAATGGATCAAAGGCGAGGCGGAGCCCAGGCGGGATCATCTTGTGGCGATTGCGATCAGTATGGGGGTGCGGTTGGATTGGCTTGCGATGGGTGTTGGCCCGATGACTGGAGAGGGAGAGGCCACGCCAGCGGCAGGCCATCTGCCTGTGCAATCGTCCATCCTGTTGGATGATCTCCAATTACTTCAGGCCGTCATGGTGGCTGTGGAGCGTGAAGTCCTCCGCCAGCACAAAGACGTGCAGATCGAGACGAAAGTCAAACTTGTGGGGATGGTCTACCGCTTGGCGAAACACGAACCCATGGATCATCTCGCCGCTATTGCTGCCGAGTATGTGTCCATGCTTAGCTAATCTTCGTCTCTGTATGAAAGGATCCTATGGCCCTGCTGGTTGCTGAACTCTATGATGCCCTGCTCGATGCCCAGGTGGACGAAGCGAAAGCCCGCAAAGCCGCTGAAGCCGTGGCCAACTACGAGACGCGGTTTGGGTCAATCGATGGCCGCATGATTGCGCTCGAAGGCCGCATGGCGGTTGTCGATGCGAAAGTGAGCGCGCTCGACAGCAAGGTGACCTGGATCGGTTCAACGCTCATTGCCCTGATGCTCCTCACCCTGGGCGGGGTGCTTACCGTGCTTTATCGGCTCTCGGCGTCGTGATCCTCCCCCCTGACCGCCTTCCCGACTCTTCTCGCCGCCTCCGCCACGGGCGCATGTAACAGATGGATGTACCGCTTGGTCGTGGCATATTGCGTATGCCCGAGCAGCGCGCCAATCATCGGCAACGACTCGCCCTGCTCTGCCGCCACACTCGCAAACGTATGGCGCAAATCATACAGTCGTGTCCCCTCGGGCAGCCCGGCCAGCCGCCGGATGGTGCGCCAGGTGTGCGTCACATTCACCACGGGGGCCTTGCCGTCCCGCCCCGGAAACACCCACGGACTGGCCTGGGGTAACCCGGCCAGCGTCGCCAACGCCTCATCACTCAGGTAGAGCACCCGTGGCCCCGTCTTGGAATCGGCCAGCCGGATGAGCCGTGCCTCCCAGGCAATGCGATCCCAGGTGAGCCCGAGCAGTTCCCCAGGCCGGGCCCCGGTAAACAAGAGCACCCGAATGACCGCCAGCACCGCCGGCGAGGCCAGCCGGTCATGCGCGAACTGATCGAGCAGTTCGAGGACGCGCCGCCGCTGCGCTGCGGTGAGCATCGTCTCCCGCCGGCGTTCCCGGTAGGGCGCAATCCCTGCAGCGGGATTGTCTCCCGCGTAGAGTCCCCAGCGCGTCGCCAGCCCGAACATGGTGGACACGAGACTCAGGCACCGGTTGGCAATGACGGGAATCTCGTGCATGGCGTGGTGCAACGCCAGCAGATCCTGGGGCGTGATGGTCTCCAGCAGGAGCGGCCCCAACCGGGGCAGCAGATGCAGCCGCAGATTGGTGCGGTCGAGGCGTTGCGAGGACGGCTTTTTGCGCGTCGCGGCATGCTCGGCGAGATACCTGGCGGCGAGCTCGGCAAACGTCGTGCGGGGCGGTGGGGTGCGATCCACGACGAGGCCGCGTTGCAGATCGGCCAGGCGCAGCCGGGCATCGTAGCGCGCCTGGTCGGCGGTCACCACGCCATGGCGTCCGAGGCGTATCTTGTGTTGGGTGCCGTGGACGCGGATGTGGAGGAGATAGGTTTTGACGCCACTGGGGTAGACGCGGACGCCAAAGCCGGGGAGGACACTATCCCACTGGACATACTCGGTGGCACGGGGCGTCAGGGCATCGACGGTGGATTTGCTGAGGCGCACGGGGGGTGCTATGCTCATCGAACGGGTCTCCTGGCAGTGAGGCGACTCGTGAGGCACGGTGGGAGAGGGACACTCCTGCCGTGCCGTTTTTTTTCGGCTGCTACGGTAGCACCACGGTAGCAGGAAGGCAATGCTCCGCCACGTCTCACCTGAAGTTTCCGTGCTACCGGTCTCGGAGAGCCTCGCGCCGCGCCTCACCCGCATCGTCTCGCATACGGCCGTGTGTTGTATGCTATGCTGCACGCCTGATGGTGTATGGATGAGATATAGCACGGGAAAACGCGGCAGAGGACTGGTGCGCGGTAGCACAGCGGTAGCACAGCGCCGACACCGTGGCCCACGCCGCCGCGGCGCAGACGCCTGGAAGGCGCTGGCGCGGGTGCTCAGGGGGCAGGGTGAGCGTGGAGCGTACCGTGCAGACTTGCGCGATGTGCACGCACGTAGTACGCTACCAGGCCAAGATAACGGTATTTAGCAGGAGTCTCCGATGCCCTGGCGTCCCCCTTCGCATGCCGCACTCACCCGCTCCCGTACCGCGAGCGACCAGCGCTATACCCAGGAGCGTCGCGCTCGCCATGGCCCAGACCCCCGTGGTACCATGCGGTGGCGTCGCCTGCGGGCGCGCATCCTGAGCCGCTTCCCGCTGTGCGCCGATCCGTTCTGGACGCATGCGAAGACGGGGGCTGTGGTGCCAGCGACCGACGTGGATCACCGGGTCGGGATCTGGGAGCGGCCCGATCTGGTCTGGGAGGAGAGCAACCTGCAAGCGCTCTGCCGGGCGTGTCATCAGCGCAAGTCACAGGCTGAGCGGCGCCTTCCCACCCCGGCACCCCGTTGACAGGGGTGGTGGAGGGGGGAGGCAAAAACCTGGGGCTTTCGCGCTACGAGCGGCGCGCGCAGCCGTGCACATTTTTTCAAGGGTTTTGGAGTGTTTATGGGATCTCGTGGTCCGAAGCCGACGCCGACAAAGGTCTTAAAACTTCGGGGCTCCTGGCTGGCGACAACGCGCCACGGCGAACCGCAGCCCACGGTGGAACTGCCGCCGTGTCCTGCCTGGCTTGATCCGCTCAGTAAAAGCCTGTTTCGCACGCTCGCGAAACAACTCGTGGAACTCGGGATTCTGACCCGCATCGACCGCCAGGCGCTCGCGCGCTATTGCGTGTTGTCGATCCGCTGGCGGAAAATGGAACAGTTCATTCAGAGCCATGGCGAAGTGTGCGCAATTTACAGTGAGCCAGACGAAGACGGACAGCGCGTGCTCCTCAAGATCGACCTGTATCCCCAGGTGCGTCTTGCCAGTACCCTGGCAACGGAACTCCTCCGCATCGAGAATCATTTTGGTCTGACACCCAGCGCGCGGACTGCGTTGCAGGTGGAGAAGGCCCCGCATGCCGACCACGACCAGAAAGCGAAATTCTTCCGCCAGGCGTAAGCCGCTCACCAAAGCGTGGCGCCAGGTACTCGGAACGATTCCGGGCTACGACCCGGAAGCCACTGCCCACGATGCGTGGTTCGACCCTGCTCTGGCCGAGAAGTTTTTGGGCTTCTTCCCGGTATGCCTGCGGCACATCGAAGGCGCCGTGGCCGGAGAGCCCTTTGTGTTGGAACCCTGGCAGCAGGCCATTGTCGCCAACCTGTTTGGCTGGCAACGTCTCGATGAGCGTGGGAGGCAGGTGCGGCGCTACCGCGAGCTGTTTCTGTACGTCCCCAGGAAGAATGGGAAGACGCCGCTGTGTGCCGGGATCGGCCTGGCGGTCCTGTTTTGCGATGACGAAGTGGGGCAGCAGAACTATATTGGCGCTGGAGATCGGGAGCAGGCCGGGAAGCTCTTCCGCTATGCCAAAGGGATGGTCGAGCGCGATCCCGACCTGACTCGCCGCTGTCGGATCTATGGCGGCAATGCCACCGCCGGGCAATCGCGCTCGATTGTGATCGAGCAGGAAGCCTCCTTCCTGCGCATCGTGGCCACGGATGCCGAGACGGCGCATGGCGACACGACGCACCTGGCGATTATCGACGAGCTGCACGTGCAGCAGAGTCGCAACTTCTTCTATACGGTGCGCACCTCGTTTGCCTCGCTCAACCGCCGCCAGCCGCTGTTTATCCAGCTCACCACGGCCGATTATGACCGCCCAAGTATTTGTAACGAACAGTATCAGCTGGCCTGCCGCATTCGCGATGGGCAGATCCAGCGCCCGGACTTTTTGCCGGTGATCTATGAAGCGCCGCTGACCTGGGAGGGCGCGGACCTCGACTATACCGACCCGGCGGTGTACCAGCAGGAGCAGATCTGGGCCATCGCCAACCCGAACCTGGACGTCAGCGTGTCCCGTGCCTACCTCCGCAATGAGTTTCAGCGGGCGCAGGAAACCACCGGCTACTTGCCGACGGTGCTCAGGCTGCATCTCAATGTGCGCACCCAGCAGGTGTCGATGTGGCTGGATCTGCAGAAATGGGACGCCAGCGCCGGCGCGGTCGATGCCGTGGCCTTACGCGGGCGCGAGTGTTGGGCCGGGCTGGACTTAGGTGCCACATCGGACTTAACGAGCCTCTGTCTCCTCTTTCCCGAGGGGGACGACGTCTATCAAGCCCTGTGGTATAACTGGGTGCCGGAGGAGACCGCCAAGAAACGGGCGCGCAACGGCGATCCGGTGTATCTGGAGGCGCTGGAGCGCGGTGAGCTGGAGACCACCGAGGGCGACGAAACCGACTACGCGGTGATCCGCTCGCGTATCCAGGACCTCGCCGACGTCTACGTGATCAAGGAGATTGCGGTAGATCGGCTGTTTCAGGGCGTGGAATTCTGTCAGAACTTGATCAAGGATGGGTTCGAGATCTGCGCCTTTGGCCAAGGCTTCATGTCCATGGCGGCCCCGACGCAGGAACTGGAGCGGCTGGTAAACCGGGGCACCTTCCACCATGGCGGCACCACACTGGTGCGCTGGACGGCGGGCAACTGTGTGGTGCGGCGCGATCCAGCGGGGAACCTGAAGCCGGACAAGGACAAGAGCGCCGATAAGATTGATCCGATCGTGGCCGCGCTGATGGCCCTGGGGAGAGTCATGGTCCGACCGGAGGCGAAGGGGAGTGTGTATGATGAGCGGGGGCTGGTGAGCGTATAGGGAGGGGGTATGGACCAGCAGAGTCCACCACCGCGGCACAGTATTCCTCCGCCGACGCCGCCAAGGATTCAACACATCATTCAAGTGTTACTTGAACATCAGCAGCAAATCTGTCACTATCCCACCGGCACCCTTGAAATTCATTTCCACCATGGCTCGGTGAAGGCCAAGCTGACCCTTCACTTACCCTCTTAGTCGTCCACGACACACTTATCCCACCCGGCCGTGTGTCCTCCCTGCTGAGGATATGACGGCTGTATGCGCTGGATCCCCTGGCTCCGCCCCAAAGCCCAGAGCAATGGCGGCACCACGAGTGACCTGCAGACGCCCTCGGCCTGGCTCCTGTCCTGGGCGAGCGGCATGCGCACCAGTGCGGGCATTGCGGTGGGGCCGGTGACGGCCATGACGCTGCCGATCTACTATGCCTGCCTGCGCAACATCAGCGAAGATGTCGGTAAACTGCCGCTGCATACCTACCGCCGCATGGCGCGCGGCAAAGAACGCGCGGTCGATCACCCCGCGTATGCCCTGCTCCATGATGCGCCCAACCCTGATATGTCCGCTATGACCTTCCGCGAGACGCTCACCCATCACGCCCTGGCCTGGGGCAATGGCTATGCGCAGATTCTCTGGGACGGCCGCACCGTCGAATCCCTGTGGCCGATCCACCCGAGCCGGGTCCAGGTGCGCCGCGATGATGACGGGCGCCTGGTGTATGACGTGTACGGCGGGGAACTCACGGTGCCCGGCGGGTCGCGGGCCGGCGTGCAGCGGTTGCGGCAAGAAAACGTCCTGCACATCAAAGGACTCGGGGCGGAGGGCTACGAGGGCTACAGTGTGCTGCGCCTGGCCGCCGAGTCGCTGGGCATGACCCTGGCGGCGCAGACCTTTGGCGCCACCTTTTTTGGCAATGGCACGACCATTGGCGCCATTCTCACCCATCCCAACACGCTCTCCGACAAAGCCACGCAGCGCCTGCGGGAGTCGTGGCAGACGATTTATGGCGGCCCGGGCAATGCCAACAAGATGGCGATCCTCGAAGAGGGGATGAAGTACGAGCGCCTGGGGATTCCGCCGGAGGAAGCCCAATTCCTCGAAACCCGGCAGTTCCAGGTCGAGGAAGTGTGCCGCTGGTTCCGCATGCCCAAGTCGAAAATCCACGATCTGACCGACTCGACCTATTCCAATATGGAACAGCAGAACCTGGAATACGTGCCCGATACGCTGATGCCGTGGCTCGTGCGGTGGGAGCAGGAGCTGAAGCGCAAACTGTTCGCGGACGAGCCCGCGTATTTCGCCGAGCATGCGGTGCAGGGACTCTTGCGTGGGGACCAGGCGGCGCGGGCGAGTTTTTATAAGGACCTGTTTGGGGTGGGGGCCATCAGCCCGAACGATATTCGCGAGCTGGAGAACATGAACAGTCTCGGGCCGCAGGGTGATCAGTATTTCGTGGCCAGCAACAACTTTACGCCACTGGCGATGGTCATGGAGCAGGAAACCCCCGAGGAGCCCGAGACGCCCTTCCCGGTCCTCCCCGGCCGCAATGGCAATGGCACGCACCCAGAGGAGGAGGACTAATGCCCCTCCCAACCCCCCGCGAGGGCGAGACGCACGACGACTTCCTCAGCCGCTGTATGGGCGATGACACGGCCAACGCCGATTTCCCCGATCAGGAGCAACGCGCCGCCGTCTGCCATCGCCAATGGCGCGAAGCGCATGGCGAGCAAGCCGCCGATGGCACCACGGCGGCCTGCTGGTCGAATCACCTCGGCATCTGGGCCATTGAGCCGCTGTGGTTTCAGCAACAGGTGGCGCTGTTCCAGGCCGGGCATCTCCCGCTCTGGGCGGCGCACCAGACGCTCGAAGCCCGGGAGCGTCGGACTTATACCATGGAGGAGCACACGGCGCTCATCCCCATTGCGGGCCCGATGACCAAAGGGGACTCGAAATTTGGCGGCACCAGCACCGTGCGCACCCGCCACGCCTTGCGCCAGGCAGCCCGCGATCCCGAGGTCTCGAGCATCGTGCTCCAGGTCTATAGCCCCGGCGGGCATGTCGATGGCGTCCAGGACCTCGCCGATGATGTCTGGCGGGTACGTCACACGAAGCCTGTGGTGGCCCATATTGAAGACCTGGGGGCGAGTGCGGCGTATTGGGTGGCCTCGCAGGCGGGACGCATTAGCGCCAACGCGACGGCGGAAATTGGCAGTATTGGCACCATGGCCGTGCTGGAGGATTCGTCGAAACGGCTCGAGCGCCTGGGCATCACCGTGCATGTCGTCAGTACCGGCCCCTACAAGGGCCTGGGAGTGGATGGCGCGCCGGTGTCGCAAGAAGCGCTGGGCTATGTGCGGGCGCGGGTGGAGGCGATCAATCAGCATTTTCTGGCCAGTCTGCAGCGCGGCCGGGGCCTCACCGGGGAGGCGCTCGCCGTGATCAGTGATGGCCGCGTGCACCATGCGGCACCGGCGCGGCGGTTGGGACTCCTCGATGCGGTCCAGAGCCTGGATCAGACGCTGGAGGAGTTGCGGCAGGGGCGCGGGGTGGCCGCGCCGTTGCGAGGGCCCGGCGCGGCCGCGGGCCATCATGCCGCACGGGCCAAACTGGCCTTGCGGGCACAACAGCGTCGGCATTATGACCTGACGCATCCCAGAAGGGAGAGCACCCGATGAGCACCACGTTCGAGGTCCCCAAGAGTCAGGTCATTAAAAACCTGAATCAGCTCCGCGCCGAGAGCACGCGCCTGCAGCAGCAAGCTCAAGCCCTCATCGAACAGGCAGACGATCAGGGCCGCCACATGACCGATGAGGAAAAGGGCGAGTTTGATAGCCTTATTGCCCAGGCCGACGCCTACGAAAAGGACTATATCGACCAGTTCGAGGCCGACCAGAAGGCGGCCCGGCGGTTGCTTCTGGAGGAACGGCGCCAGGGCATTGACCGCGCCCCGTCGGCGCTCAACACGTTTACGCAGGGCCCCCTCGCCCGCATCACGCACCTCCATGATCGGGTGCTCGATGATCCCAAGCGCGGCTTTGCCTCGATGGGGGACTTTTTTACCACGATCTATCAGGCGGCCATCCCGGGGCGCGGCCTGTTTGATGAGCGTTTGCTCAAGATGCAAGCCGCCGCCAGCGGCATGAACCAGGGCGATCCCACCCAGGGCGGGGCGCTGGTGCCGCCGGCCTTCTCGCAACAGATTCTCGATGTGGTGAACGCCTCGCCGGACAACCTGATGGCGCTGTGTCAACAGTTCACCGTGGTGGGTGAAAGCCTCACGTTCCCGGTGGCGGGCGACAGTATTGGCCCGTCGCGCTATGGCGGCTGCCAGGCCTACTGGATTGCCGAAGCGGACCAGAAAACGGCCTCCTTTCCGCGCACCAAGCAGCTCAAATTGGAACCGCAGGAACTGGCCGTGGTGGTCTATGCCACCGATAAATTGCTCCGCAACGCCCCGGCACTCGATGCCTATATTCGCCGCGCCGCCTCCGAGGCGATCATGTTTAGTGTCAACGATGCCATCCTGTTTGGTACCGGCGTTGGGCAACCGCTGGGGATCATGAATAGCGCGGCGCTGGTCACCACCCCTGCTGAGGGCGGCCAGACCGAGTTGCTGGTGCTCGAAAACATCAACAATATGTATGCCCGGCTGCACCCCCGGGCCGAGCAGGGCGCACGCTGGTTCGTCAACAAAGATGTCGAACCGGCCTTAGAAATGCTCAACCTGCAAATTGGTACCGCCGGCTTTCCGGTGTTCCTCGCTACCCCAACGGGATGGCCCAACGTTGCCGAGGCCCCGCAACGGCGCCTCAAGGGTTTGCCGCTGCAGACGGTGGAATACTGCCAGACGCTGGGGACGACGGGGGATATTATTCTGGCCAACCTGGGCTTCGTGGCGCTCGGTGTGCAAGGCGGGCTGGAAGAGGATATTAGCATCCATGTCCGGTTCCTCTGGGACGAAACGGCGTTTCGTTTTGTGTTTCGCGTCGATGCCCAGCCCATGCTGAGTCAGGCCCTGGCGCCGTACCATGGCACCGCGACGCTGAGTGCGTATATTGCGCTCGCGGCCAGACCCTAGAAAGGAAATGATCCCATGCCAAGTACCACCACGCTGACGACGGAGGAGAAAATCCTGGTGCACGTCCAGCCCTTGACGGAGGCCGGCAACCCGGCACCGGTCGATGGCGCAGCCACCTTCACGGTGACTTCAGGGACCTGCACCATTGCCCCGGTGGATGATCTCAGTGCCTACGTCGTTTCAGGCAGTGCGCCGGGAGACTCGCTCATCACCATGCATGTCGATGCCGATCTGGGGGCCGGGGTGGTGCCGGTCGAGGATACCCTCACGGTCACGGTGATCAGTCCCACGGCGGCCTCGCTGGCTGTCACCGTGGACGCCCCCGAGCTGAAATAGGCAAGGAGGACGCTATGCAACTGCGGACCATGGTTAACGTCGTGGGCGCCCTGTTGCCGCTTGACATCACCGGCGCCGCCCAGACCGGGCAATGGATCAGCCTGAAATACTACCGGCGCCTGACCATTATCCTCAACCAGGGCGCCTGGGCTGGCGGCACGCCGGCCGTGACGCTCACCCAGGCGCAAAACGTGTCGGGCACCGGGGCCAAACCGCTGGCCTTCACGAAGCGCTACCAGCAGGCCTGGAATACTGGTGCGACCGGCTATGTCGAGACGGCCGTGACGGGTAACACCTTCAACCTGCCCAGCAGCGCCAACCAGATGCATTTGATCGAAGTGGCGGCGGAGAGTCTGGACATCAACAACGGTTTTGATTGTGTGCGGGTCAATGTGGCCTCGCCGGGAGCCTTTGCCGATCTGCTGACCGGCATGTATTTGCTCTCCGGGGCGCGGTATGAGGATGGGCGCCTCAACAATGCCCTGGCGAACTAGGAGCCGGCATGGCGCTGTCGCTGCTCATTCCCCCGGCGAGTGAGCCGGTGTCGTTGCAGGAGGCCAAGGACCATCTGCGGCTCGATACCGAGGCGCATGACACGCTGGTGCAGATGCAGATCCAGGCCGCGCGGGAGCACGTCGAAATGTTCACCCGGCGGCAACTCGTCGTGGCCACGTACCTGCTGACGCTCCCGGCCTTCGCGCCGGTCATGGTGCTGCCGCTACCGCCGTTGCATGCGGTCATGCAGGTGCAGTACCGCGACCCGCAAGGGGTGCTGACCGTGCTCGATCCGAGCGCCTATACCGTGGACACGAGCAGTGAACCGGGGCGGCTCTACGTGACGACCATTCCGCCCACGAGTACGGCCCTTGATGCGGCGCAGATCACCTTTGAAGCGGGCTATGGGGCCACCGGAGCAGACGTCCCCGGCCGCATACGGGCCGCCATTCTGCTCCTCATGGCCGATCTGTACGAACATGCGGAGGCGCAGGCAGAGGTGCGGTTGCAGGACAATACGACGGCCTGGCGGCTCCTGTGGGGAGCCAGGGCGGAAGTCATTAGTTAAGGGGAGAGCCCCGTATGCCTGATCTCGTCATTATCCCTACTGCGGTCCTTGCTGGCCCTGGGGCGGTGTTTTATCAAGGCATCGCCGGTGCGGCGATTACTGCCGGGCAGGCGGTCACCCTGGATACCGCCAGTAAACAACTCACACTCGCCGATAGCAACGCCGCGGTGGAGCTCGCCACGGTCAAAGGGATTGCGCTGCACGCGGCGAGCACGGGCCAGCCGTTGCGGATTCAAACCAACGGCACCATCACCCTGGGGGGCACGACGGTGGGCATGATCTACGTCCTCTCGGGGACCCCGGGCGGGATTGCGCCGGTGGCGGAACTGGTGGCCGGGATGCATACGTCGATTCTCGGCGTGGGGGCGGCGAGTGGGACGCTCAAACTGTCCCTGTCCAATTCGGGCCAACAGGTGGCGGTGTAGGAGTCACGTATGCAGGCAGGACCCCTCCGGCATCGGGTGACCATTGAAACCAAACGCGAAGATCGCGATGCGCACGGCGGCGTGGTCGAGGTCTGGGAACCCCTGACTACCGTGTGGGCCAGTGTGTCCCCCTTGCAAGGCCGGGAGCTCTTCCTGGCGCAGCAAGTTGATGCCCGGCTGTCGCATCGGGTCATTCTGCGGTATCAGCCGGATCTCACGCCGACGCAGCGGCTGCTGTTCAAGGACCGCCCGCTCTATCCCGTGGAAGTCCAGCACGTCGATGAACGCAATCGGACCACGGTCCTTCTGGCGATGGAGAATCTGTAGTGGCACAGGCGTTTGATCTGTCCCTGCTCGGGGATCAGGAACTCAACCGGCAATTCAAGGCGCTCCCGCTGGTGGTGCAACGGAAACTCCTGCGCCAGAGTTTTCGGGAGGCGCTGCGCCCGGTGCTCACCGCGGCGCGGGCCAACGCACCCCGGTTGACCGGCCTGCTGGCGCGCACCCTGCGCCTGCGGGCGCTGAAGCGCCGCCGTGGCCAGCTCGGCATGATGGTCATCTCCGGCACGCGGGCATCGCTCAAGATTCCCGCCACGCATCCGTGGTATTACCCAGCCCATGTAGAGCTTGGGACGTCGAAAATGCCCGCCCGGCCGTATTTGCGCCCGGCTTTTGACACGCAGCGCGAGAGCATGGTGCGCACCCTGGCCCGAGGCATCGAGGAGGCCATGCGCCACGTATGATCTCGATCAAAACCGCCCTCTATCAGTATCTCTCGACGCATCACGCGGTGGTGGCGGTGATCGGGACGCACGTCTACCCGCAGGCCGCGCCGACCAGCACGGTGCAGCCCTATGTCACCATGCAGCGCCTGACCCATCTGAATGACCGCCATCTGGTGGGGGTGACCGACCTGGCGCACCTCACCATGCAGCTCGATAGCTGGGCCCTGAGTAGTTGCGACAATGAGCAGGTGACCGAGGCGCTCCGGCAGGCCCTCGATGGCTACCGCGGATCCATGGCCGGCGTGGCGGTGGAGTATTGCGCCGTGATCAACGAATTTGATTCCTACGAGCCACCCACCGATGGCTCCGAACAAGGCATTTTTCACACCGCCATGGACGTGGAGATGTGGCATCGGCGGGACTAGGAGGAGCGTATGCCAGGCGCACCAGTACGGGTCGGCACCGGTACCAGTATTACCTTTGAAACCAGCGGCTTCACGGCGCAGATTATTACGATTAGCTGGACTGGCATGGCACGCGCCTCGCTGTCGGCCACGCACCTGTTGAGTGCGATCCCTGGCCCGGGCGAAATTGGCGGGGCGGAGTTTTTCCCGCCCAAACTGGCCGACCTGGGGGAACTCCGGCTGGAGTGTAACTTTGACCCGGACAATTCGGTGCCACCGCTGAATGCCCTGCCCGAGCCGATTGTCATTACCTGGCCGCTGATCGACGGCGACCTCACCGCCTCCCACTGGGATACCAACGGCTTTGTCGTCGGCTTTGAAATTACCGATAACGTGGAAGAAATTATCCGCGCTACCATCACCGTGAAACTCACCGGCGTGGCGACGATGACCCCGGCGACGTAGGAGGACCTATGGGCTTTCTCTCCCGTGACATGATTCTCGGGGCGGACGATTTGCGCCGCGAGCTTGTCCATCTGGAGGAATGGGGCGGCGACGTGTATGTGCGCATGCTCACCGGCGGCGAGCGCGAACTGTTCGAGCAGTGGGCGCTCGCCTACCGTGACGACTCCTTCGGCTCCAGCCCAACGCCGCGCAATCTGCGGGCCCGCCTGGCGGTGCTCACCGTGTGCAATGCGGAGGGCCACAATCTCTTTACGCTCGCCGACGTGGACGCCCTGGCCGCCAAGGCGTCGGGGCCGATCGAGCGCCTCTTTGATGTGGCCTGGCGCTTGAACCGGCTGGGATCCGGCGAAGTGGAGACCTTCCTGGGGGAATCGAACGCCAGCCTGAACGGCGCTTCTGGTTCCGTTTAGCGCTGGCGCTCGGGATGTCGGTCAGACAGTGTCAACAGGCGGTGGATAGTGCGGAATTCGTGGGCTGGCAGGCCTATGCATTGCTCGAACCGTTTGGAGAAGAGCGCGGCGATCTGCGAGCCGGGATTGTCGCCGCGACCATCGCCAACGTCAACCGGGGCAAGAACACCCGGCCGTATCGCCCACGGGAGTTTATGCCGACGTTCCGGCCCCGACCGCCAGAACCAGAGCCGGTGCAGACGGTGGAGGAACAGCAGCGCATTCTCAGTTTGCTGGCGCTGGCCTCGGGGGGGAAGATCGTTACCACGGAGGCTTAATAGTGGATGGTTCCGGCCCATAGACTGGGATATCTGAGGCAGTCCGTTTGGATGTGGACTGCAAAGCGCCTGGGAGACCACGTTGGTATGACCTGAGCCATGTGCGAGAGAATTAATTCCCCGGCGTGCAACAACGGAGACTCCCCTGTAACGAACAGAAGTTGCCGCAGCATTGGGAAGGTCAACCCGGCGCGATGCATCTGCAACATCGTTTCTGCCAGATCGCTCAGGGAGCGACAAAATGGCCCCATCATGGGCAGCAAGGCGTTCTCCTCTCTTTCTGGCTTCCGCATGTCCGTCCTGGGAGGGGGTGACTGCTCAGGAGCGCCAGTGGTGCGTTCTCGCAAGCGTTCGATGGCCGCACGGGCCTGCGCCTCGGTACTCGTCCCGGCCTGGGCAGAGAAGGGCCGCAAGTCCTCCGTGGTGAAAAAGCTGCCGAAAACAATAGCCCCCAGGAGCAACAGGATGATCCGACGTTTCGAAAACATTTACGTCCCTTTCTGCGGTGACGGTGTGAGCCGCGACCATTCCTGGGCGAGCAGCCGGGCCAGTACCGCATAGTGTTTTTCGCCCGTGTGCGCCGCGATCTGTTTCAGCAAGCGCCACGTGGCAGCGTCCATCTTGGTGTGATGTTGTTGGTGGGGGTTCATCCTGGTCCCTCCTGAAGCAATTATGTCCTAAAGGACATATCGGATGCCACTGAAAAACTCTTGAGTGGAAAACGCGCATGGCGATTTTACGCTCCCTCATCGTCAGCCTGGTGGCCCGGACAGAACACTTTGACCAGGGTATGCGCAAAGCCGAGGCCTCGTTACGCGGTTTCCGTGGGGCCACGACGCAGTTTCGGGGCCAGATCCGGGGGCTCACCACGGAACTCCTGAAATTCAGTGCCGCGCAGGCCGGCATTGCCACGGCCCTGGACGCAACGCGCAAAATCTTCCAGAGCGGCCTGGATCTGGAGCGGGTCCAGCAGGGGTTGCTGAATATTACGGGCTCCGCGGCCGGGGCCAAACAGGCACTCCTCCTGCTCGAACAAACGGCCCGCACCACCGGGTTTAGCCTCACGGTGCTGGCCCAGGGTTTCACGGCGCTGCAAACCGCCAGCCGCGGCACCACCCTCTCATTTGAGGACACCACGCGCATCTTTGAACAGTTCATTCGCGCGGCCCGCGCCACCGGCGTGCAGGAAGATCAACTCGGCAACGTGTTTGAAGAACTCACCGAATTGATCAACCAGCAGACCATCTCGGTGACCGATCTCGTCCCTCTCTTGAAGCAGTTCCCAGGCATCATGGACGCTATGGCCCGGGCCATGGGCGTCTCCCGGGCGGAACTCGACCGCATGAGTCAATCGGGCGAATTGGTGACGACGGTGGTGCTCCCCCGGTTGGCCGAGGAGATGGGGAAGACCTCGGGACAGGCGGCGATGCCGCTGACCGATTCGGTGAAGGAGCTCACCACCGCCTGGGATGAACTGAAGCGGACCCTGGCGCAATCGGGGGCTCTGGAGATCGTGACCGACGGCATCAAAGGGATCACGCAGGCCGTGAAAGACCTCGTAAGCTTCCTGAAAAGTAACGAGAGCTGGCTCATCAAATTGTTGCAGCTCGTGCCCGGGATGGACCTCCTGCGCCCGAGGAGCGCCGAAGCCCCCGGCACTGGGGGCCTGGCGCCCGGTGAGCCCCGTCCGGGCGATGTCGTGCCGCCTCCGGAAGTCCGCACCACGCCTACCCCAACGGCCCCACCCGAGGTGAACGCGCGTGAGCGGGAAATACAACGCCTCTCCGAAGAGATTGACCGCCGCTACCAGGAGGTTGAGGCGCTCACCAAGCGGGCCACTGAACGGATGCAGCAGTTTCCCCAGTCCGCCCAGTCCATCCAGGCCATTATGGAGGAGACGGCCGCCGCGATCGGAAAGTTGATCCAGGAGGCAGAACAGCTCGCGCAGCAACTGGAGAAAAGCATGCGCGAACTGGAGCAGCAGGGGCAGCAGCTCCAGAACCAGGTCGGGAAAACGGCGGCCGCGATCAGCCCGCAGCGGGCGAAGATTCGCCAGGTCATTGAGCGCCTGGCGCCAGAGTATGGCCTGGACCCGCGGTTGGTCGAGGCGGTTGTGAAGCAGGAATCCAATTTTGACCCCCGCGCCGTCAGTAAAGCCGGCGCTCAGGGGCTTATGCAGCTCATGCCGCCGACCGCACGGGCGATGGGCGTGACCGATCCGTTCGACATCGAACAAAACCTGCGCGGCGGCATGAAGTACCTGGCGCAACTCCTGAAGCAATTCAATGGGGACATGGAAAAGGCGCTGGCCGCTTACAATGCCGGACCGGGGCGGGTGCTCGAAGCCGAGCAGACGGGACGTCCCCTTCCCAAAGAAACCCTGGACTATGTCCCGAAGGTTCTCGGGGAAGTAAAACGCCTCGGGGACGAAGGGGCGGACGCCATGGACACGACCGCCGCGGCGACCACGACCGCCACGTCCCGCATGGAGGAGCTCCGGGAGAAGTCGGCCCGGGCGCACCAGCAACTCGAAGAGATGAAAAGGGCGGCGCAGCAAGGCATCGTGGACCAGGAACGCATGGCGGCCGAAGATCGCTACATCGACTTGCTCATTGAAACGCAGAACGAAGTCAATGCCCTCACGATGTCGGAAGAGGAATTAGCCCGCACCTCCCTGGACCGCATGGAACGACAAACGGCCGCGGCACGGGAACTTCGGGACGCGATGCGCAAAGATCCCACAAGCGTCCGCGCCATCGTTGCAGAGGACCTTGCCGGCCTCCTGGAGCAACGTCAGCGCCTGCAGGCGACCAGTACGCTCGATGACATGCGCCGTGGGCAGCAGCAGAGTGTCAACGAGGTGATTGGTGGGTTGCGCGACCAGTCGGCCCAGTTGCGGCTGAGCACCGAGGGGTACATGCAGTATCGGTTGGCGGTCCTGGGGGCCTCGGAGGCGGAGAGCAAGGAGGTTACCAGCCTGCAAAAACTGAACACGGCCATGGAGCAGATCCGTGACATCGGGCAAACCGTGTTCGATAACCTCTCGGAGAGCCTGGCAAACTTTGTCGCCACCGGCAAGATGGACTTCAAATCCCTGGCCGATGCGATCATTGCCGACCTGGCGCGGATCGCGCTCCGAGCGACCATTACCGAATGGGGCCAGAAGCTCGTCACCCTGGGGCTCGGCGCCCTCGGCGGCACGCCCAGCAGCGACCCGGCAGTGGCCACGCTGACGTCCATTGGGAGCCTGCCGCTGCGGCAACACGGCGGGCCGGTGTTTTCCAACCGTGCCTACCTGGTCGGCGAAGCCGGCCCCGAGCTGTTTGTGCCCGGGCGCGGTGGCACCGTGGTCTCCAACCAGGATTTGCGGAGCATCGGCGACAGTGCCACGGTGCATCTGCACTTTCCCGGCGTGACCACGCGGCAGGAGGCCGACGCCATCCGGCGCAGTGCCGGCCAGATTGGCTCGCAGATCCTGACCGCCCTCGAACGCACCCGGGCACGCAACCATCTCCCCCATCCCGCGAGGTAGCCGATGGCCCTGACGTTCTTTCATGACGTGGACTTTCCCCTGCCGCTGCGAGAAGGGCTGCGCTGTAGCCTCCGGTTTCACACCGAGATTGCGCAGACCCGCAACGCACGCGAGCAACGCCATTGTGCCTGGTTCGATCCCCTGTGGGAACTCGATCTGGCCCCGCTCCTCATCTATCAAGACACCTTTGACACCCTGGTGGCCTTCTGGCGCGCCCGGGCCGGGGCCAGCTTTCGCCTGCGCCATCCGCTCGACCACGCCGCCCAGGATGTCGCCCTCGGTGAGGGCGATGGCGCCAGCACCACCTTTCAACTGGTGCAGGCGTATCAGTCGGGCTATCCGGGCGAGACGATCACGG